CTCCCTGGAGCCAACAACTGGAAGCCATTTTACTCCCGTGTCCTTGCTGACTGGGAAAAGATTATGTTGTTTTGTGATGGTGACAACGCAGGTAAAGAGATGGCAAAGACTATCTCAAGAGAATTGGACAATGTATTCCCCGTGTTCATGCCTGACAACTGCGATGTTAACGATGTGTTCCTTGCTGAAGGAGCAGAGGGATTACGAAAGCGAGTGGGTGTTTAAACAAGTGATTGTTAAACTAGACCAAAGCGAAGTAAGAGTGTGTACCCTGCTGGCAGTTGAACGCTGGCTAACTAAGTTTGGCTCTGTTGACCGACCTAACTATGCTGCTGGTAAAAAGTTTGGCAAGTTAGAGCCTGAGATTAACGCCAATATCAGAGCCAATGTTGCTGAGTGGGCAGTTGCTAAAGAGTACAACCTCTCATGGTCTGTGCCGTGGTATCCCAATGAACTACATACTAAGCGCAAGAACATACCTGATGTTGGTGACTTTGAGATACGAACTATCCGTACCCAGAACGCAATCCCCTTCTGGAAAAAGGATGCAGGCAGAACAATCTTTGGTGTGAAAGTTTTAGATGAAGAATACTTTTCAATCGTGGAAATATATGGGTCTTTCAAGGCAGATGATTACATGGTTGATGAGTTTGCCGATGCCTCTATTGGGGGTTGGCGTGTACCTATTGAGTTGATAGTAGAGAGCGACAATGGATAACCAAGACAAAGTTTGGGAAACTATTTACGGGGTAGCCCGTCAAGTTGCAACCCGCGCTAATCGTATGCATCGTGGCATCGTAACCACTGATGATGTGTACCAGCACCTGTCTTTGTGGGCGTTAGAACACTGGCACAAGATAGAGCAGTGGACAGCAGAGGAAAGTCTGAAGTTTAAACTGCGCAAAACTTTTTACAATGAAGCACAAAAGTATGTTGCCAAAGAGCGTTCACACCTGTCGCGTTCGCCAATGAACGATAGTTTTTACTACACCCATGAGGTGTTGCATGAACTACTGCGTGATGTGTGGACTCATCAAGGGTGGACAGATACACCTGACATGAGCAGTGAATACATTAGTCGTAGTGCCAAGCCTTCAGAAGGTGGCAATCGTGTGGCTTTGTTATCTGATGTGTCAGCAGGCTTAGACCGTTTAAACAAGAACGATAGAGATTTACTTCAGATGCGTTACGCCAATGGTGGTATGGAGTTTGGTGCGCTCGCTGAGTCCTACGGAACTACTGAGGAAGCAATGCGTAAGCGTGTCAAGCGTGCGTTAACCAAGTTACAAGACAGGTTGGGTGGCGAAGCACCAGCATGGCGTGGGCGTAGGCGTGTTCGTAGTAATGCGGAAGCAAGAGCAGAGATTAGAAATCAGGAGGAGCAAGAGTGATTATTGGTTTGTCAGGTTATGCCCGAAGTGGCAAGGATACAGTTGCTGAGTTGCTCGTACTGAACTATGGGTTTAAACGCATGGCGTTCGCTGATGGCATACGCGAGGCGTTGCTTACATTAAACCCTATCCTTGAAGATGGATATCGTTTAAACGAGTTAGTTAAAATGTATGGATGGGAAGTAGCAAAGGCTAAGGATGAAGTGCGGCGTTTGTTGCAAGTGCTTGGCACTGAGGTAGGTCGCCAACAAATCCACCAAGATGTATGGGTGTGGCGTTTGTTTAATCAAATCAAAGAGGGCGAGCGCATAGTTATACCTGATGTTCGCTTTCCTAATGAAGCCAAAATGATTGAGTCACAAGGCGGAGAAGTGTGGCGTATAAACAGACACAACCACGGCGCAGTCAATGACCATGTATCAGAGCGTGCTATGGATAATCACATGTTTAAACGCGTGCTATACAACGATGGTAGTTTAGATGATTTAGCAGATGAAGTATTTATGCTTATGCACAATGTGTTTAAACTATGAGTGATGATTTCTACGAACGCTTCTTATTGTTGCATCAAGCGTACATAGAAAAGTTTGTTAGCAAGATTGAGTATTCAAAGATTACTGAGAAGGATGAGTGGTCTAAAGGTTTAAACGCTGGACTTGACTGGGCTATCCGTATTATTACTGGAGATAAATCCGCTTCGTAAAAGAGTGAAGCACCCGCGTTCTGTGACTGGATACAGACCTGACGAAAGGAGTGCGGGTGCTTCTTGCTCTAACTATACACTATCGTTGGAAACTTGGCAAGGCGATTTCGTTGAGTTGCCAACGGCGTGCCTTACGCATAGACCTCCTGCGGAAAGGTGTGGTTCCACCCCATATTCCGTAGCGTTCGTGTGCTAATCCCCACTCTAAACAAGCATCCTTAACTGGGCAACCTGCACACAATCTGTCTGTTATGTATCGCTCCTCTGCTAAGTCGAACTTCTCCTTCATTGGATAGAAAACTTCTGTGTCTATCCCTGCACACTTAGCGCGTTCAAAGTTGCGTGGGTTGAACTTAAGTATGAACTGCACAAATCCGTCAGCCATAACTTTTCTACTTACAACCCTATGATATTCGGGTTGTGTTGGCGTAACCTGTCGCATTTAAATACTCCATAACTGTGGCTACCAATACCTCAACGCGTACTGGTCTAGTGATTATTGGGTCAGTGGGTATCTCTGCGTTGAAGGTCAAACCACTGGTGATTAGATGTTTGCGTAGTCCGTCTAGTAGTTGGGCGTACTCGTTCATTAGTACCACCCGCGTGAGAGATTACTACCTAACGCCTTGCAGATGTTGCCACCATACTTGCGTTGGATATATGCAAGCCCTGCCTCAACCTGTACGAAGCCATCATCGGTTCGTTTAAACCCGACTAACTTCCATGTCACTGGCATGAACTGGGCTATGCCATAAGCACCTGACTTGCGGTTAAGTGCGTTGGGTCGCCAGTTGCTCTCGCGCATCCACAGTGTGTACAGGCATGACCACTGTTCTAACTTACCCATTTGCGTTAGTAAGTCAACGGCATAGCGTTGGTATTCGTTCTCGTAGAAGGCAACGACTGTCCCGCTGATGCGTTCGTTGTCTGTCAATGGCGAGATAGGTACATGCGACTTATCAAAAAACCTGTCGTCAATCGCCACACTTGCGGTGACGATGAGGAAGATAGCGACTATTCGTTTAAACATTATGCCTCCTGCTTGGCACTGATGTTGCGCACCAGTGTGAGGATAAAATCGGGAAGGTCTGTGTCATACCCTTCTCCACCATGACCGCCTACAATTACGGCGTTGCCCACTAAGTGTGGTGTATTACCAAAGAGGAAAGACAGTGCGCTCGCCATTGGATTCAGGGGTAGATTCTTTAGCAACCCCTCATCATCCACATAAGCGCATGCAATCTGCTCTCCGTTGTAATCATATAAACGCACCGCAGTAATCCAACCGTCAATAGATTCTTGGTAGTCCGATAGTTGTTTAAACACCTTCTCGGTATGTGTCCCATCGGGTCGGATAACTACTCCGTAAACTGGCTTTTGTTCCTCACTCATGTTCATCCTCCATTTCGCTTTCGGATATTGCTTTCATTAAGTCGTTGATGCTTGGTGCCATGACATCATCATCACAGATAGCACCGTGCGGTGTCAAGGTGTTTGAAATTTTCCCGCCGCAGACTCCACAAGATGCCATGTTTAAACAACCTCAATCAGTTCTGCTGTGAGTGTTGCGTTCTTGGTCAGTGCTGAGTTGAGTTCATCCTTAAGCATGCGCTCTGCTGTGTCGAGCGCTGACTCCTCACTATCTGCTTCTATCTCATAGCCGATAGGCGACAGGTCAACGGTTACATACCACAATGCACTCATGTTTAAACATTACCTCCCAGTCTTTGGATTTCTGCTTTGAGTCGGGCGATTCGTTCCGCCTTTGGCAAGTGATTACTAAGCCCTAACTTCTCACACTCTTGGCGGTATAGGGTTTCGTATTCCTCTTTGTGTAACTTAACAAGCATGGTCTTTGCTCTACTCTGTGCCAGTGCATGAGAGGGCATGGGTTCTAGTTGGTCGCTCATTAGAAGGGGCGCTCCACCATTGTGTCCATTTGCTTGCGCATCTCACGGACTTTGTTGCGTAGGTATCTGTTCTCTTTCTCAAGTCGTGCGTTAAGTCTTGCGCTATGGATAAGCAACCCAGTCGCAGACACTAGCGCGATTGAAATTGCTATGATGTCTGTTGCTAACACTTTGTTTCCTTTCGTTAGGTTTGTAGCGTTTGCTACTGTCATAGAATTACATTTGCAAAATATAAAGTCAAGTATTTATCAGAAGATTTCTAAACTATTTTTTTGTTTAAACATTTGCTGAAGATTGAATCTTCCAGGAATTATTTTGCGTTTAAACATCCTGTGTTCTGTACAGTTACCTGGAAATTTTGTACAGAAGAAACATGCAGTTGCGTTTAAACGCACCGCGTTGCCATGCCTGGAAAAGAAAAACCCCCTGCGTTTAAACAGGGGGCTTGTCTTTACTGCTGTGTTAGAAGGCTAGTTCCTCCTGTTTGTCCCAGTATTTATCCCATTTGGTATCGCGGAAGTTCCAGTTGCCAGTGTATTTAACTGGCTTGAAGGTTTCGTACTCGATGATAGCGCCGTCACGAACCTTGAAGTATTCGCCCTCGCTTGCTGAGTATTTCCAATCTAGTTCGCAGTCCATGATTACGGCTGAGTTGTCAATAGTTTCCTCGGTTGAACCGTAGACCAGTGAACCTTGATTAGTTTGACCAATCCACAACGGCGAGGAATTAACACGGGCAAGGTGCAAGGTGCGAGTGTCGCCTTGCTCAATCCATGCGAGCGCAGCAGTCCCGCGCATCATAGGCAAAACCTCCCACGGTTTGGCTTGACTAAACGCGATTAGTGCAGTGACCGCCTCGCTGTCAACCTGTCCGTGGCGTGGCACCTTGAGTTGTTTAAACAGTTCGGTGTCGTT